GTACTTCCCCTACGCTTAAAGGCGTGACACCAAATTGTTTTGCGGTGACTGTTGGTAGTGGTGGTGCTGCATCAGGCACTTTAACTTTACCAGCTGCGCCAAACGGTTGGATGGTTTTAGCTAATGATGTGACAGCTGGTTCAAGCCTATTTTTGCAACAAACTTTTAGTAGCACTACATCAGTTACAGTAACTGGTTACGGAATTACTACAGGACTTGCAGCAAATATGTCTGCTGGTGATGTGATAGTCATGACTTGCATCCCATACTAATGAATGCCCCTGCCTCAACCGTTGATCAGAATATACTGCCAGTACAGGCATACTTCGATGTGTTCGGAAACTTTCAGACGTTTTTAGGCCAGGGGCGTCCTTTTTATGCTACTTTTAATCCAGTTCAATCGGGTCTAACAATAACAAACAGTACGATTGATAGTACCGTTATTGGTGGCACAACCCCAGCGAATGCTACTTTTGTAAATGTAGCTACAACAACAGGCTCGATTAGCACGGCCCCATCTAATTCTACAGACATAGTAAATAAAGCCTATGTAGACATGTTTGTGCAAGGGTACGCAATCAAGGCCGAGTGCCAGGTTGCTACAACTGTAAACATTACTTTATCTGGTTTGCAGACAATTGATGGCTACACAACTCTTTCTGGTGACCGAGTATTGGTTAAAAACCAGACTAACCAGGCAAACAACGGTATTTATGTGGCTGCAGCAGGAGCATGGTCCAGATCACCAGATGCTAACACCTACGCCTCATTGGTCAGCGCATTTGTATTTATTCAAAACGGCACAAATCAGCAAAACTCTGGTTGGGCTTGTACGATTTCTGCAGGTGGTACATTAGGTGTAACACCAATTACTTGGTCGCAACTTGCAAGCGCAACTGCATATTTTGCAGGAACAGGGTTAACATTATCAGGATATACGTTTAGCATTACTGCGGTCGGCACAGCAGGCACTTACGGTTCTGCCAGTAGTGTTCCAGTATTTGTGACAAATTCGTCAGGCCAGGTCACATCTGTCACGAACACGTCAATTTCTATAGCGCCCAGTCAAATAAATGCAACAATTCCTAATTCTGGGTTAACCAACAGTTCAATCACAGTAAACGGATCTGCTATTTCACTTGGTGGGTCTGCAACTGTAACGGCAAACACAACAAATGCGTTGACCATTGGCACAGGTCTGTCAGGCACGTCATTTAATGGCAGTTCAGCAGTAACGGTCGCAATTGCAAATACTGCGGTGTCTGCGGGAAGTTACACATTGGGTAACTTTACGGTGAATGCTCAGGGTCAGCTTACAGCTGCTTCTAGCACGTCAACGACTGGAAGTGGTAATGTAGTATTAGCGAATAGTCCAACGCTTGTAACGCCTGCTTTGGGTACGCCCAGCGCACTTGTAGGCACAAACATTACGGGTACTGCAAGCGGACTGAGCATTGGCGGTAACGCTGCAACTGCCACATCATCAACAAACATTGCTGGAGGATCTGCTTATGCCTTTCCGTATCAAACGGCTGCGAGTACGACTGCGTTCCTTTCGGCAGGCACTTCGGGCCAAATTCTACAGACTCAGGGCGCAGGCTCTGCACCAACCTGGGTAAGCCAGTCTACTTTATCTGTCGGTACAGCAACTAACATTGCTGGTGGCTCGGCAGGTGCGATTGCATACAACAGCGCAGCAAGCACAACCACATTCTTAACGCTTGGCACGTCTGGTTACGTTTTGACCGCAGGAGCAAGCGCCCCGCAATATGTTGCACAATCTACTCTGGCGGTTGGAACTGCTACTAATCTAGCTGGTGGAATTGCAAGTCAAATACCTTACCAAACAGGCGCAGGCGCAACATCTTTTATTGCAAACGGCACAACTGGTCAGGTTTTAACGTCAAATGGCACAAGCGCCCCATCATGGACAACGCCTACGGCCTATGCAACGGTGACGGATGACACGACAACCGCAGGGACCAGATATATATTGTTTGCAAACCAAACAAGTGGCAATTTGACAACTGAATACACAAGTTCTACAAAACTAACCTATTGGCCTGCAACTGGCGCATTGACCAGCGGTTTAAATGGAGGTACTTTCTAATGGAAATTACTTGGAAAATATTGGAAATTTCTGCTGAAAATGAGTTAATTACTCATGCTAAATACTTTGTAACAGCAACAGAAGATGATAAAAAAGTGGAAACAGAAGGCAATTGGTGGTTTAAAAACCCAGTAATGACCGTTCCTTTTGCGCAAGTGACTGAGGATATGGTCGCTAAATGGGTAGAGAGCGACACCTACAAGGATGGCGTAAATTTAATTACATCTAGACTCATAGAACAGTTAAAATCCTTATCTAAGCAAACCGTTGTTCCGCCCTGGAAACCACAAGTTTTTACACCTAATATCTAAAAATGGCGCAAACAAACTATACCCCAATTTATTTATATAACAGCGGAACGGCTACTAATACGCCTCTCGCTGCTAATTTGGGTGCGGGTGAATTAGCTATTAATTACACAGACGGCAAGTTGTTTTATAAAGACAACAACGCTGCAATACAAGTAATTGGATGGAAAACAACCCCTACAACCGCAGGCGGTACAGGTTTAACCAGTTACACAGCAGGTGATCTGCCATATTATGCTTCTGGTTCTGCTTTATCTAAGCTAGGAATAGGCACGGCAAATTACGTTTTAACATCAAGTGGTACTGCGCCCCAATATGTAGCTCAAGCTACGTTATCAGTTGGATCTGCTACAAATGCAACAAATACCGCAATTACAGATAACACAAGCTCTAGTGCTACTTGGTATCCAACAATTGTTAGTGCAACAACTGGTAATTTACCACAAACAACATCTAGCACTAAGTTAAGTTTTGTGCCAAGTACAGGAACTTTAACTGCAACAAGTCATGCTGGTGCATGGGCTGGTAACACAATTACTGTTCCTTATGGTGGAACTGGAATTACAAGTTTGACTGCTAATTACATTCCATATGGAAATGGAACAAGCGCATTTCAATCTAGCTCAAATTTTACATTTGATGGTTCAAATTTATCAGTAAATGGAAATATCAATTGTAATGGAAATAATGCAATTTCTGCTTCAAATCCTACTGGTGGAAGTGGTGGTTTAAAACTTTCAAACCCATCAAATAATACTAATGCTTATATTGCAAGATTTTATGGTTATGATGGTTCACAAACTGGAAGTATTCAAACTTATGTTAATTTAACAACATACAGCGTATCATCTGACAAACGTTTAAAAAATGATATTGGCATAGCAACTGATATGTCAGTCATTGATAACACAATTATTCATGATTTTTCTTGGAAATTTGATAACCGTGTTGATCGTGGTGTATTTGCACAAGAAGCATATTTAGTTAAACCAATTGCAGTTGTTGTTGGAGAAGATACTTTAACTGAATCTGGTTCATTAGCTGTTCCTTGGTCTGTTGATTACAGTAAATACATTCCAGATTTAATTGTTTATTGCCAACAACTCAAGAAACAGATAACAACAATGCAAGCACAGCTTAAGGCGGCTGGTGTGGCAGGGTTTTAAAAGGATAAAAAATGACTGTAAATTTATCATATTTAGCTGGTGCAGGAGCACAATTTTTTGACAATAATGGTGTCCCATTATCAGGAGGTCTTTTATATACCTACTCTGCTGGTACTACTACTCCACAGGCAACATATACATCTAATTCTGGTTCTATTGCCAATTCAAATCCTATTGTTTTAGATTCTAGTGGTAGGGTTACTAATGAAATTTGGTTAACAAGTGGTCAAACATATAAATTTGTATTGCAAACAGCATCTGCAGTTCAAATATGGTCATTTGATAATATAAGTGGTATTAATGATTTTTCATCTTTATTATCACAATTTTCAGCAGATACTGGTTCTTCATTGGTTGGATTTTTACAATCTGGAACAGGTGCAATAACTACTGAAACAGTACAAACAAAATTAAGACAATTTGTAAGTGTTATTGATTTTGGTGCTGACCCAACTGGGGCAACTGATAGTACAAGTGCAATCCAAGCCGCTATAAATTATGCTTGTGGATTAGTTACTGCAGTATCTACTGGAGACCCAATTAATGGTGCAACTGTATTGTTTAGGGGTGTTTTTAAAATTACAGCACCTTTAACAGTAGGTGCTAGTAATGTGGTTTTAGATGGTCAAGGTGGTACAACAATTTATCCATATTACACATCAACCACTATTGGATCACAAATTTACAATGGAGCACCTCCTGTATTTATTATTGGTACTGCTCAATTATGGCAAGGCTCTGGAACATATAGCAGTACATACAAATACAACAGAATTAATGGATTCATTATTAAACGTCCAACAGGAGGCTCATACATTGGTGCAATTGGTGTTTTATGTTCTGGAACTAGAAATGCCTCAATTACAAATATGTTGATTGAAACTCAATATTGTGGTTTATATTTAGAAAATACTTCTGAAATTTTTGTTGAACAAATATCTTCTATTGGATGTACTTATGGTTACATTTTGGATAGCAGAAATAACAGATCATCTTCTCAAAGTGTTTTGAATTTATCATGCACTGGTAATGATGTAAGTTCATGTAACTTCAATATGTTAACTGCATATTATCCACAATCAACTGGATTTATGACTATCAATTGTGGAACTATAAATGTTTCAAGCATGACTATTGGACAATTTTCAACAGCAATAGATACAACTGGGACATTAGGTTTGCCTAATGGAACAGGTGCAGGTATTTATATTGATGGTGGAGCACCTGGGACAAATGATTTTGTTAGGGGAAGTATATTTACTGATGTAGTATTTGAAGCACCAAGTAACATTTTTATTGATTGTATTTTTATTAATTCAACAACTGGGCAAGAATTAGTACAAGGTATAACTTTTCAAAATTGTGTAGTACAAACTTATGCCCCTGCAAATAGTTCATATCTAACTACTTTTATTTCAGCTCAAACTCTTAATGCTGGTTTAATTTCTAATATTGTTTGTAATAACTGTGGTTTTGTATACCAATC